AATACCCTCAGCGCGATTTGCCGTATACGGAAGATTTAGGCCGCAAGGCGCGTGAGTTTAGCCTGGAAGCGTTTGTCATTGGCACGGATTATATGACGGCGCGTGACCGCCTGGTTAATGCCATTGAGACGGTCGGTGCCGGTGAGTTGGTGCATCCTTATCGGGGGCGCTCACAGGTGGTGGTTACCTCGTGCAGGGTGTCCGAGTCTACCGCTGATGGCGGTATGGCGAAATTCTCGTTAAGTTTTACCGAAGCCGGGGTACCGGTTAATCCAAAACCCCGCACCGATACTAAAGCGGTTGTTAAAAAAGCTGCGCTTAAAGCCAAGGCGGCGAAACAGTCTTGGTTTGCCCAGGAATTTTCTGTCGTCAAAGCCAAAGCGTCGGTAGTGACAGCGGCCATTGCCAAAGCCAATGCGGTATTAAATACCTTGCGCCTGGCAGCCAACAGCGTGTTATCCGGCGCGTTATTGCCTGATTTTGTCCATGATCTGTTTAGTATGGCGGCGTCGGTCTCCAGTTTGATTTTGTTTCCGGTCAATTTGGCGCAGGGTTTCATGGGTATGGTCACCGGTTTGTCCGGTATTGCCAATAGTCCTTTGGCAGCCTTGTCGGCGTTGCGGTCACTGTTTGGTTTTGGGTCGGATGATGTTGTCGTGGCACCCTTGACACCGGGCGGTGTGCAACAGGCGGCTAATCAGGCGGCGTTATCATCATTGATCAGAACCACGGCCATTATTGAGGCCTGTGTAGTCGCAACAGAGATAACCCCGGCCAGTTATAACGAGGCCATTGCCTTGCGTGACGAGTTAACGGCGGTTTTGGAAGCGGAAGCCGAAACGGCAACGGATGACGTTTATCGCGCATTGATGGAACTGCGGCTGGCGGTGATTGCCGATATTACCCTGCGGGCTGCGGATTTGTCGCGGCTGGTGAGTGTTACCGTACCGGTGACGTTACCGGCACTGGTAGTGGCTTATAACTTGTATGGCACGGTTGCAAAGGCTGACAGCCTGGTGGCCAGAAATCATATCAGGCATCCGGGCTTTGTACCGGGTGGACAGGCGCTGGAGGTGTTAACGCCATGAGTGTAGAGCTTAAAATTAACGGTTTTTATTTTGGCGGCTGGCAGTCGGTACGTATTGAGCGGGGTATTGAGCAAATCGCCGGGACGTTTGAGTTATCGGTAACCGATCGCTGGAATACCGCACAAGGCCAACAGGTCATGGATCTTAAACCCGGTCAGGCCTGTGAGGTGTTGGTAGACGGGGTAACGGTCATTACCGGTTATACCGATACGGTTACCCGCACGTATGATAAGGCCGCGCACAGTATCAGCGTATCCGGTCGTGATAAAACCGGTGATTTGGTGGATTGCTCTTCTATCTATAAGAGTGGGCAGTGGCAAAACAAGAAACTGGAGCAAATCGCGGCGGATTTGTGTGCGCCGTTCGGGATTAAGGTGCGGGTGGCGACTGATACCGGCGCGGCCTTGCCTGCCTTTAGCATTCAGGAAGGCGAGAGCGTATTTGAAACTCTGGAACGGGCCGCCAAGATGCGGGCGTTGTTGCTGGTGTCGGACGGTCTGGGCAATTTGCTGTTAACCCGTGCCGGTACGGCTAAAGCGCCGACGGGCTTGACGGAAGGCGGCAACCTGTTAAGCGCCGAGGCGGAGTTTGGCTGGAAAGACCGCTTTAGTACCTACATTGCCAAGGGCCAGGCACAAGGCACGGATGACAGTTATGCGGAAACGGTTGCACAGCCCAGCGGCAGCGTCAACGATGTGGCGATTACCCGGTATCGGCCGTTTATTGTCGTGGCCGAGGATCAGGGCGGCAATGCCACCTTGACCCAACGTGCCGAGTGGGAGCGCAATGTCCGCGCCGGTCGCGGTACCCGTGCCACGCTGACGGTGCAAGGTTGGCAGGCCAACGGCACTTTATGGCAGCCCAATACCTTGGCGCGGTTGGTATCGCCTTTATTATCGGCGGATGTGGAATTGCTGATTGTATCGGTGGGTTACTCGCTGGATGAGTCGGGATCCATAACGACCTTGCAGTTAGCCAAGCCGGCGGCCTTTGATACGATTGCAGTAGTTAAACAAACCCGCCTGGAAAAGAAAATTCGCAAGAAACAGGGCGATGAAGCCGGTATTACGCAAGAAGACTGGGAGATTGCGCCATGATTAGAACGATTAATAAAATAACGGCTCCCTTGGCGCGGCGGGTCAATTTAATGGTGGCACGCGGGGTGTTGGCGCTGGTGAATGATACCGCCAAAATGCAGGGCGTACAGGTCAAGCTGTTGTCCGGTGAAGTGCGGGATATGGAACGCTTCCAGAATTACGGCTTTACCTCGCAACCGCACGCCGGAGCCGAAGTGGCGGCGGTCTTTATCGGCGGTAACCGGGATCATGGTCTGGTGCTGGCAGTAGATGACCGGCGCTATCGGGTTAAAGCCCTGGCAGCCGGTGAGGTGGCCTTGTTTGATGATCTGGGGCATACCGTGACCTTGACGCGTGCCGGTATTGTTATCAGTGGCGGCAGCCATCCTATTACTATAGTCAACTGCCCTCAGGTTATCGTGACCGGCGGTGATGTGCTGGCGGACGGTATCTCGTTAAAAAACCACAAGCATGGCGGCGTGCAGACGGGTGCAGGACAAACAGGTGTACCGGTATGAGTGATATAAAAACCACTTTTATTGATTGGGAGCAGGGGGCCGATTTTAGTCTGGACGGTTTGGGCTTGACCGAAGATGACGGTTTGGAAACGGCGGTTATTATTAGTTTGTTTACCGACCGGCGTGCCACTGCCGATGACAGCATCCCGGATGGCTCCAGTGATCGACGCGGTTGGTGGGCAGATGAGTTTGCCGCTGTTAATAATGATTTAATCGGTTCGCGGCTGTGGTTATTGAGCCGCGAAAAACAATTACCGGCCGTCTTGGTTAAAGCCCAGGCTTACGCGCAGGAAGCTTTGCAATGGCTGGTGGATGACGGTGTCGCCGAGTCGGTGACGGTGCTGGCCAGTAATCCTGCCTCGGGGGTTTTGGGCTTGCAGGTAGATATCAGCCGACCCCAACAGCCGGTTACCCGGTATTTATTCACCACCTTTTGGAGTAGTTAATGGCTTTTTCCCGTCCGACCTTAAGCGAGCTGTTAAACAGCGCCTTTACTGATATTCAATCCCGTTTACCGGGTACGGATGCCACCTTGCGGCGCTCCAATCTCAATGTGTTGTCGCGGGTTCATGCGGCGGCGGTACATGGCTTGTACGGGTTTATTGCCTGGTTGGCTACGCAGGTTATTTATGACACGGCAGAGGCTGAATATCTGGAGCGCTGGGCCTCGATCTGGGGCATTAACCGCCTGCCTGCCAGTTTTGCAACCGGTACGGTCGTTTTAAGCGGTACTGCTGGCGTGACTATTCCGGCGTTAACCGAGCTGCAACGTGCGGACGGGTTTTTATATACCGTGGATGCCGATGTGATGCTTGCCGGTGGTATTGCCACGGCGGCCGTTACCGCGATTACGGCCGGGGGGATGGGCAATGTGTCGGCGGGTACTAGCTTGACGCTGAGTTCACCGATTGCCGGAGTAACAGCTATAGCCAGTGCGGGTATCTTGTCAGGCGGTGCCGATGCCGAGCCGGATGCGGCCTTGCGTGACCGGTTTTTAACCCGGATTCAACAGCCGCCCCACGGGGGCGCGAGTTTTGATTACAGTAGTTGGGCGCTGCAAGTACCGGGGGTGACTCGTGCCTGGGTCTATCCGCAAGAATTGGGCGCCGGAACTGTTACGGTGCGGTTTGTACGGGATAATGATGTCAGCCTGATTCCCGATGCGGGTGAGGTGGCAACGGTACAGGCGACTATTGATAGCCTGCGTCCGGTCACGGCACAGGTTAATGTGGCGGCTCCGGTGGCGGTACCGTTAAATTTCAGCGTGTCCGTAACACCCAACACGACAGATGTTAAAGCGGCGGTACAGGCCGAGTTAAGCGACTTGATCAGTCTGGAAGCGATTCCGGGCGGTACGCTGTACTTGTCGCATATCCGTGCGGCGATTAGCGCGGCCACGGGTGAGACTAATTATAGTCTGACCGTGCCCAGTGCGGATGTGGTCAATACGACCGGCAATATCACCACGCTGGGCACGCTGACATGGCTATGACCACAACGGATTATTTAAGCCAATGCCTTGCGTTATTGCCGCGCGGTTTGGCGTTTGCCAAAGAGCAAAGCAGTGTATTGACCGGCTTGCTGGCAGCGTGGTCGGCACTATTTGCACGAGTCGATTTACGCACTGCCGATCTGGTTAACGAAGCAGATCCCCGTACCGCTTCTGAACTGTTATTAGACTGGGAGCGTATCGTCGGTTTGCCGGATGCTTGTGTGACCATCGTACAATCCATGGAACAGCGGCGTGCAGCGCTGTTGTCCAAATTAACCATGGTAGGCAATCAAAGCCGGGCTTATTTTATCGGTCTGGCAGCGGCCTTGGGTTATCCCGATGCCAGTATTGATGAATTTTTTATGATGACCTGCACGGATGATTGTAATGGCGCGTTAAACAGCCAAGCGGATTTATTTACCTGGCGACTGAATCTGCCCAACGCTACGGGCGGCTTGTTTGTAATGGACTGTGATAGCGACTGCAACAGTGCCCTGCAAAGCTGGGGTGACGAAGCGATAGAATGTCGTATCAACCGATATAAACCCGCTCATACGAGCGTTATTTTTGCGTATCCATAGGGGATTTTATGCAACGTATTGATACATCGACCAAGTTTACCAACCTGTTTGGCAGTGGTAAGCACGGTTTTAGGGATGGCAACAAAGCGACGGGTATTGCAGCAACCGCCTTTAATGCTGACTGGGTTAACTCGGTGCAAGAAGAGTTGGCCGGGGTGATTGAAGGTACAGGTACAGCGCTGATACCAGGTAATAATACACAATTGGTAAGCGCTATCCAGTCTGGAAAATTGCTAGCAGCAGTGGCGGTGAATACTGGCGATAGCTTATGGGCAACACTGACACCGGCTATAACGGCATTGACCAATGGACTGGTCTTGCATATAAGAGCGTCAGCCGCCAATACGACGACCACACCGACGTTTAATGCAGGCTATGGGGGCTCAATTGGCATTATTAAGGGCAACGGACTTGCTTTGGTTGCTGGCGATATTGCCGGAGCGGGGCATTGGTTGATGTTGCAATATGATTCAGCTCTGACTAAGTGGGTATTGTTGAATCCGGCTAACGGGGTAGTCGCTCCAGCCAGTTTACCGGTAGGATCAATTATTGCGTATGGCGGCATAGGTACGCCATCTGGCGGGTATATACAATGCCCGACCGCAGTATCACTATCACTATCGCCAATCACGTATGCTGCATTATTTGCGGCCATTGGCGGCTATGCGTGGAGTGGCGGCGCTGTAAGTGGTAATTTTTCACCGCCTTGGTTTGCAGTCGATCAAGTGCCGGTTCAGGCTGGGAATGGGGTTGTGAGCTCGCATACGGATGGGGTTGTACTAGCTCATACCCATACTTATAATGCAACCGGCGTTGGGGGCGGTAACAGTGCTGGCGGCTTTGCAGGCGGACAGCCATACAACTCTACGGCTACAGGATCTCAATCACCTGCTGGTGGTACTGCAAACTTAGCAGCCGGTAATCGCGTTCAATTTTGGGTGAAATACTAATGAAAAAAGTTTATTTATATGATGAAAATGGTTTATTTACGGGTACGTATAATGCTCAAGAAAGTCCGTTGGACCCGGGTATTTATATTGCGCCTAACCTATCGACCGACATTAAACCTATCCATACAGATAAAACATGGCCTAAATTTGCCAATGGGGCGTGGAGCAATATCCCCGATAATCGAGGCATGGCCTGGGATAAGGATTCTGGCGTACAGGTTGAGTATAAAGAGCTGGGCTATTTACCCAATAATTTAACTGCTATTGCCAAGCCATCCGGTTTTTATAAATGGTCGGGTAATACATGGGTGGTTGATTTGGCAGCGGCAAAAATAGCAAAAGCCGCCGAAATAAAATCAGCCTGCGCATCGACTATTGTGTCTGGCATTACTTCAGAGGCTTTGGGTGCCATGCACTATTACCCGACAAGCCAAAACGACCAAGCCAATTTTACCGGTCTAATCACCTCGTCATTATTACCCAATTCAGGCGATGAATATAAGTTTTGGTGCGCTGATGCTGGCGGCATTTGGCAGCGACGAATACATACTAAATTACAGATTCAAGATGTCGGTAAATCGGTGGTTTCTCATGTTATTTTTCAGCAGGAAAAGTATGAGCAAAAATTTTCTGAAATTGCTCTGGCTGATGAGGGAAATTTAGCGTTAATAGCTTGGTAAAAAAACGGTTTATTTTTCTCTTAAAAGCGTTAAATTTTGTATTTTTTAGCGCTATTTTTTTGTTTAGACTATGCCAAAGTTCTCATAAAACTATACCAAAGATCGTGAGCCGTTACACTATTATCGGCAT